GTTGTTGTTGTTGTTGTTGTTGTTGTTGTTGTTGTTGTTGTCGTTGTTGGCGTTATTGACATTGCCGTTACCGTTGTTGGCGTTATTGACATTGCCGTTACCGTTGTTGGCGTTATTGACATTGCCGTTACCGTTGTTGTTGTTATTGACATTGCCGTTACCGTTGTTGGCGTTATTGACATTGCCGTTACCGTTGTTGTTGTTGTTGTTGTTGTTCTTGTTGTTGGCGTTGGCGTTGTTCTTGTTGTTGGCGTTGGCGTTGTTCTTGTTGTTGGCGTTGGCGTTGGACGCAAGATCGGCTTGCCTTTGCTCCAAAAGGGACATCAGGAGCGATCGATGAAAATCGGATGACCATACAAAGCCTCCCCTACCGTCCATCACCTGCTGTTGGACTTCGTACTGTTTGTTGTTCCATGTGCAATCAAGCCGGTATGTATAGCGGTTGCCAGCCTTTTCCACGATGGACGACACTGATGTCACCAAATCAACAAGGCGTTTACCTGTGGCGTCGTAGACGTTTCGATAGTAGTTGTGTGTTTTCAAATTATGTTTGAAGAACACGGTTGGTTTCATTGCGATGGGTTTGTCGACGTGGACACGATCGCCTGCGATTCGAAGAGGGTTACGGATTCGGATTTCGGAACCGATGTCAACCACTCGAAGGATAATTGGTTGAACGAAATCGTCCTTGTGACGTTGATGAGTGGCGATTAGGACTTGCATTCCAACCTTTAAAATACTCGATGAGTACAACTGAGACTTTCGAAGGATTTCGGTTTGTTTTTCTTCGCGACGATCCGCCACGCGGTTAAGAACAGTCTTCACGTATTGAGTCCTGACACGTTCGTCTTGTTCCGTTGCAGAGACGAATTGCGTCAGCTCTTCTTGTTCCGGATCGTTCAGTTGAAAGTCGGGCGCCATCTCGTACGTCAATTCCCGTCCAACCGGTACCTCCCGCCCGCGGTGCAGTTGCATGGGTGTGAACTTCGTTACGCTGTGTTTTGTATTGTTGATTGCGTATGCGACTCGTTCCACTTGGTCAAAATAGGTGTACGAACTGGTTTTCAACATGTGATCGTACAGCATTTTTTTCACATATTTGTTTTTGTTTTCCACAAACCCCTGTGTTTGTGGCGAGTAGGGGGCACCGAATCGACGGACTACGTTGAACTCGTCACACACGCTTCGAAGGGTGATGGGGGAGGTTTCCGACGAAGCCACCATGCTCACAAATCCAGGACCGTTGTCACTATGTAATACGCGTGGAACATCTCCGGCGAGAAAGATTGAATGTAAAACTCCTGCGACGGTTTGCGAGTCGTTCTTTTTGGTAGCCTTCAAGTATACAAATTTGGTGAAGATGTCGATGATGACCAAAACGTGACGATAACCTTTGTTGTGATATCCAATCGTACCCGAATTAAGATCAATGAAATCCATCTGCCAATGTTCGAACGGATATTTGGGTCGGAACGAGCGCACGATCGGTTTGAGCGGAATAGTTTTTGATATGCGAAACAGGTTGAATTCAGGCGAGTTGGTGAGAGCGTGTTGAATGTATCGCCTCGAGATCCCAAGAAGCTGTTGCCGGAAAATGGCGTCAAACAAAGTGTGTTGATTCATTCGAACATCCTTCACATTCGCAAATAATTTCTGAATCGTCGCCTTGCGTTTCGATGGACGTATCACGCGAAAAAAATGAGAATCTTCTCGAGAGGTAACCAGTGACGTTCCATTTGCCTTGTCGGTCAACCACGGCAAGGCGCCGGTGTGTTTCAACACGAGCTCGTCGCCGTTCGCACGGTATCCGAATCTGGCTCGTCCGACAAGTAGCCTCTGTTGTGTCGGGGGGAGGGTTCGAAGAAAGCCCACGCCTTCCGACAAGTACCGCAGAAGATTAACATAGACGGTATCGTCGTCGTCGTTAAAGTCCTTGGCGTCCGACCAGCTATGCGCGAAGACTCGATTCCAATTGGTCTCGTCCGCCATGCACTAAAGTAGGTAAATGGATTATACTTGATAATAAAAAAACTATTTTAAGAAATTTAATTAATTAATATGGAAGAACTTAGATTAATATAAAAAAATGCCAATCTGTCCAAAATGTGGTAAACATCTTACCAGCGAACAGGCTCTCACGTATCATTTGAACCGGAAGTACAAGTGTGGAACTTGGAAATGCTACAAGTGTACCTTGGTATGTAAAACGAAACTTGATTTACAAATGCACGAAATGCATTGCGATGTGACACGCAACGAACCATCTCACGAGATCTTGAAAAAAATCTACACACACACACCGGGCATCCTTCTGACGTCGGGTTCAGACATATTGGGTATGTCTCCCAACACTCGCGAGGCGTTTGGCTTGGGAAACGACGATTTGACGTCCATGGATCAAATCCATGCGCGCAACAACCTTCACATATGTTCACTCGATCGGTCGGTCTGTATTTTGTCAAAATTGTAATTTCGGTATTTCAATATACCGAAATGTATTTCAACCCAAAGTCTGAACGTCTTGACATACCGAAATGTATGTCAAGCCAAAGTCTGAACGTCTTGAAATACTGAAATGTATATAGAGAGAAGAGAAGAGATAAAAATACTTAAGACTTATAGTAGTCATAAAAAAAAAGAATGGAGGAGTTTCGAAAGGGTGTGCACGAGTACTGTTCCATTGACGAGCGTGTTCGTGTACTTCAAACTGACATCAAGAATCTGAAGCAACAACAGCAAACGCTGAGTGAAGTGATTATGCTCTACATGACATCTCAGAACATGGAGGTTTGTAACGCGGGTGATCTTGGGATGCTCACGATTCAAACGTCGAACACGAAAAGCGCACTGAACAAGGATTCTATACGAGAAGGATTGCTAGCGTGTATGAACATATCGAAAGAGATGTCCCATGAAGATTTCGCTGATCACAGCGCAGACTTCATCGTCAACAACCGAGAAACAGAAGAGCGAAAACGATTAAGAAGGAAGAAATCAAACACAAAATAGATTAATCGATGGAGCTCTACGAAGAGTTGTTCATTCGTGACAATAAGATTACCGCGCTGACGCAAGAGAACTATGAGTTGACTCAGCAGCGATTGACCCTGACGAACACCGTTGAGACACTCGTGCGTGTAAAATGCAAACGAGGAGAGTCAAACATTTGCTTAAATACGGATTTGGTCGTGTGTTTGAACGTCAACAAAACGAACTTGACGATCGAGCGCATTGTAGAAATGGGCAATCTGCACAAAAGGGAACCCGACCTCGTTGTGAACCTCATTTTGAACTTACTGATCGGCGACGACAAGCAAAGCGTACCTTGTGTGTTGTTAGATTCTCACACGGTCCTCTATAGGCGCTTCGACACATACAACGCGTCGAGCGTGGATGAGTTTGCCATTGTCGTCAACGAGGCTATTCAGGATCAAGTGTCGAGCATGGTCTCGTCGTTTCAAACGCAAGACATTCAAAACGTTCCAATGGTTGTCAACGTACTGAATATTTTGATGCAAGCGTCGTCGTTCGCGGAGTGCTTCCGGAAAGCGTTAAAAAAATACACTATCGCATAAAATTTCTCACTTTAAGAATCATACTTGTTATGATATAAGCAGTACGCCACACGGGGCATGTACAAACCGAAAACATCTTTCCATAAAGCCAACGCGTCTGTTCGTCACACGGCCCATATGACTGCTATGTCTGACGAGCCGGAAGAAATGGAGTTGAACATCATGGTGAACCACAACGAAATCTACTTTTACGAAGATGTGACACCCCTCTCTGTACTGACTTTATGTAACCATGTGTCCACGATCGAGAAAACCCTGTTGAAATTTCAGTGCGACTACAAACTGGACACACCTCCATCCATCTACATCTACATCCACAGTTACGGCGGAGACGTGTACGCTGGACTTTCGTGCATGAACACACTCGAAGCCTGTCGAGTTCCCATCGTTACGATCGTCGACGGTTTCGTAGCCAGCGCTGCGACGTTCCTCTTGTTGGGTGGTAAGGAACGTCGCATGCGCGAACATTCGCACATCCTCATTCATCAACTGCGTGGCGAAACGTGGGGGAAATATGAAGACCTCAAGGATGAAATGCAAAACACGGAGGTTCTTATGGACACCATTCAAGCCATTTACGTTTCCAAGAGCGACATTCCGGAACGAAAAATTCGCAAGATCATAAAAAAGGAGTTGACTATGTCAGCAAAGAAGTGTTTGAAGCACAAGCTCATTCATCACATCATCTAGAACGATTTTAGTTTCGATATTTTTATAGATGGCCTCTTAGAATCAGATGTCGAGGCCTCAACCGTATCAGCATTGTTATGATCATCGTAGTTCGGGTCGTATTTACGGTTGTGCAAATTCCAAATACTAGGATGACCGACCCTAAAATTGTCCCTCATTTTCGCTTTGTACCAGAATACCACGTCTTCAATCTTGTTGCTCTTGATTGTATTGTCCAACACAATACACTCGTAATTTTCTGTACACGCATTCATAACCTGGTTAAACATGTCGAACGTTGGAAAAATCCCGAAAAAGTTTTTCCAAATCTTTTCTCGATTTTGAAGAATGTTCTCCCTAAACACGAAAATGTAGTCGATATTAGATCTAAGATCCGGGGTTAGATCCATACAATACTGCATCGTCAACATGAAAAAAATATTCCAATGTCGTCCATTATAGAAAATTTGGCGCATGATCTTTTCGCGCAAAAACTTTTTGTCGTACATGCAATCGTCTAGGATAATAAAAACGCTATTCGTGTTTCCCTGTTTCACCATCTGCTTTTGCTTAGACACGATCTTCTCAATTACGTCCGAACGATATTCGTTATATATGAACAGATCGGGAATAAATTCCTTGTAGTACCCGTTGCCCTCTTCTGTTCCCGACATCACGACTCCCGCAGTCAATGCGCGCTTGTAATACATGATATCCTTCACGCAAGTGGACTTGCCGCTCATACGCTTGGCAATGTACACGACGATCGAATTATCTCTCATGGACCTAGGGTCGAATTTTTTCAACTGCAAATTCATACTTATTCATTTCATACATATGATATGCGCGTTTTCGACGCTCGTTGAAATCCCCAAGATTTTTTTTCTCTGTATAGAGTATCAATCATGGGAGGAGGACTTATGCAGCTTGTGGCCTACGGCGCTCAGGACGTGTTTCTCACGGGAAACCCTCAAATTTCATTCTTTAAGGTGGTGTACCGCCGTCACACCAACTTCGCCATGGAGTCCATTGAACAGACGTTCAACGGCAACCCCGAGCTGGGCAACCGCGTGACGTGTACCATCAGCCGCAACGGTGACCTGATCACCAACATGTGGCTGGAGGCCAAGTTCAACAACAAGGAGGCTGACACCACCACCGACTGGCAGCCTGTGAATTCTCTCGGCCACGCGCTGATCGAGTACGCTGAGCTGGAAATCGGTGGTCAGCGCATCGACAAGCATTACGGCGAGTGGATGGAGATCTGGTCTGAGCTGACCATGCCCGAGGAGAAGCGCGCCGGTTTCAAGGAGATGATTGCTCGTCGCGACGCGGGTGCCGATGTGGCCCCCGAATCCGACAAGGTGTACATCCCTTTCCAGTTCTTCTTCTGTCGCAACCCAGGACTGGCTCTGCCCCTGATTGCTCTGCAGTACCACGAGGTGAAGCTGAACATCAAGTTCCGCTCTGGTGCCGAGCTCGCGCGCTCCGGCGGCGAGGCCCTCAAGTTCAACGGCAACCCCCGTCTGTTCGTGGACTACGTGTACCTCGACACGGACGAGCGCCGTATGTTTGCCCAGAACCAGCATGAGTACCTGATCGAGCAGCTGCAGCACACTGGTCCGGAGTCCACCAAGGACAACAACCATCGCCTGAATTTCAACCATCCGGTGAAGGAGCTGATCTGGGTGACTCGCAAGGCTGACGCTGCCCCCATGGACTTTGCGGGCAACATGGCGGACGCGGGTAACAGCACCTTCGACGTGGACTATGCCTGGTCCAACGCCGGTTCCGAGGCGTTCAACACCGCCAAGCTGCAGCTGAACGGCCACGACCGTTTTACCGAACGCGAGGCGGGTTACTTCCGTCTGGTACAGCCCTACCAGCACCACACCCGCGTGCCTCAGAAGTACGTGTACCTGTACTCTTTCGCGCTCAACCCCGAGTCTCACCAGCCCTCTGGCACGTGCAACTTCTCTCGTCTTGACAACGTGACCCTCTCTTTGAATGGTCTCAAGGACCAAGTGGGTGACAACGGTCAGCTACTGGTGTACGCCGTGTCCAACAACATCCTGCGCATCATGTCGGGTATGGGTGGTCTCGCATACTCCAACTAGAGTGGCTGTAATTGCATCTACATTCAATTAAAAAAAAACAATGAAAATCTAAAAAAAGTTATATGCTAATTCAAAACATCAGTTTTTTGCCTCAGCATCTGACTCTACTCATCGCAGAACGCGTACCTAACTTGCGGTTGCAGCTTGGGCTCGTGTACGAATAGATCCTCGCCCTCCAACGACACTCCGAATGTGTCGTTCACAACCCAAATATTGGAAAGTTTAATATGCGCCGACACTTTTGAACCAGGAACAAAATCACGCAAATCAAACTCGCTCGTTGACCCGCTTGTCTTGACAAAGTGTGTCCGCGACACCACTTGGTTATCGCGCTGCAACAACTTGATTCTTAGAGACGGTGGGTATTTGGATGGATCTTTCGAAGGCTTGAGGATCGGCTTGTACATGTTTTGAATCTGTTGTCGCGTGAGGGTCCTTTTGAACCACGTCGAGGAATGTTTGATTGCGAGCTCAATCAGCAAGTCGTCCAACGCCTCGAATAACTGCTTCATAGTCTCGAGGTCGCAACTCTGACCCAGGCCGTTGAACGCNATCGACAGTGAAAACGTTTTGCGACCTTTGTTAGTGTATTCGGATACTTGAAACGGGGCCACCATTGGTGGCGTCGTCAGCTTTACGTACGGAAGGCTGTCATAGCATAGTCCAATGGTACGCCCGTCAAACAATGTGGTGGCGGCCACACTGGCGACGTTAAAGTCCTTGAAGTCGATGATCTCAGTCATTGTACTAATACAGTGACAAGTGTTCTTAAAGTGACATTTCTGTCGAATCGATGTACATTTTGATAGCTCCGAGAACCCCTGAAAGAACAAACTAATACTCACCGGAATGGCAATCGGATAGTCATCAGTCGAAAGCGCGTACAGAAGCATGCACGTAAGGCCAGTCAAATTCGAAACGATGAACCCTGTGGATAGGTCGCGAGCCGATCGGTTTGCCCAAACGTGGGTATTTTAAGGAATGTGCTGCACAGCCAGAATCGACCCTCCGATATATCCAAGTGCAACGTACATTCCAATGGGTGTCGACTGTGATGATAAGCTTGTCATCTCACAATTTTGTTATTTACGGGGTCATTCGTTGTTTTCAATTAATTATTTATACGCGGTAAATCGCGGAAAGGGAAGTTTGGTCTGTTCCTGGTCAGAAGCGTTCAGCAATGTGTGGTTATTTTGTTGATACAGAGATTGAATATGCAAGAGTTCGTCAGACAATTCTTGTTCATTCCATTTGTTAATTGGATCATTTTTGGCTTTGCTGTTCGGAAGATGAGAGTAAAACGTATCGCCCTCTTTACGGTAAATCATGTCGTTACCCACTACAACAACCGTGATCGGATGTTTGTATTTGTGAACGAGGTAATAGAGCAGGTTAAAAAACATCGTTCCGCCTCCTTTAATTTTCTTGTACAGTTTCCAGTAACCAAAATTATCATTGCAATGTGTTACGACGGACTGCATTTGTTCTAATTCTTTTTCGATGATGTCGAATGAACCAAACCATTCGTAATCACCAGGTTTATGCCATTCATTAATCAGGTGTAACGGAATTAACTTGCGAGCATTATTGATTGGTAAAATAAGATAACCTTCATTCACAAACCATGCCAAATGTCGCTCAGTCCATCCTTTCGTGTATGGTGCCGAACCGACAATTAAAAATTTACTACCGTGTTGTTTGTCCCTATAAACTTTTTCACCGCAAAGTAACTCCATTGATTTCATCGAAATAAGTATCGTAAGCGCCACCGTGATTAAAATGATTATCAATGCCTTGTGCCTTAACATTCGCTTATATACAATACACATAGGCCTTTTATAGCATGCATACGTTTTTAATCACACCTTTGTGATTGATCCATCCCGGAGGAGCGATTTAAATAGTTCTCCCTCCGCACGAACGCTGTGTTTACCCGGAACCTTTGCATCTTCGAATGTATGAGTCGTAGCGTCCGTGTCGTCAATGTCGAATCCGTTGATGAACACCTTGTGTTTCTGTAAAAGTAACCACATCACGTATGCAGGTCCTGTTCTTGGTACAGTAGATTTCGGAAACCGTTTGTCATGTAATGCTCGATACACCTCGGCCAGTTCGTCTTTTGAAATGATTCGTATTGGAATAGTCCCGATGTCATCCTTATACGTATTTATACACAACCTTGCATCTGCGATTTTTCTTTCTGTTATTACATATTGCGGGGCTGCCCCCTCCAACGAAGTACACACCACGATTTCATCGATAGAGCCAAACATGTTTTGTTTTTTTAGTTCAGAAAAGGTTCGTGAGGCGCTTCCGTTATGGATTACTACGGTGTATCTCACGTTTTTTGAAAAGGTGGTTGGTGAAAGAAGCCAATGGTGGTTAAATTTCACAATCTTTGCATTCTTACACAACGAATCGTCCACTTTGTTTGTGTTGGGTACAGAGTTTCCAGTAACAATGGTCACAGGCATACCTGTGAATTCTGACTGTTGGATACAATTGATGGCGAGACAAATGAAGAGACCAAGTAAAACAAACAACACCCATACACCTTTCATTAACATGAATAAGTTATTTTGTTTGAAGAGGCACAAGGTTCCGCGTTTACATTCACCAACTTATCAACAGATACCCGTACACCAACATCAGGTATTTTACACGACATTAGCTCTAAAGGACCACATAGCAAAGGTTGTGAGACTCGGGGTTAAGCGCGAAGACACACGTACCTCTCGGGCACGTGGCTGCCTATCCAGGTGCGTCATTCGAAAGCAGGTTCGTTCACGTTTGTTCACTTTAAGAAGTTGCGGTGAAAATACAACATGATGTTTCCGACGTTGTACTGGAAGGACCGGTTTTGGCGCATCGACGTCCATGAACGAGGCCACACATTTGTGGTGGTGCGCACGTATGGAAAGACGACCGGCAAACAGACCAAATCCGAGAAGGTGATAACCTCGGGCAAGAACGCAGGCAAAAAAAACGAAACAACTCCGAAGGAGCAGGCGTATGCGGAGGCCAACTCGTTGTGGGTCAAACAACAAACCCGTTCCAACTACAGCGTGGATGTGGACAATCAGGTCACCAAACCACAACCTATGTTGGCGCAGAAGTTCAATCCGTCGACCGCCAAATTCCCGTGTCATCTGCAGCCCAAGCTCGACGGTGTTCGTCTCCTGGTGTACAAAAGGGATGGAATCGTTCACATGGATAGTCGAACGGGAAAGTCGATGGCGAACAATCCCTTGCTCTCTGTCATTCGAGACGAATGCGAGTCGATGCTTGAAAATGACTCGATGTGTTTCGACGGAGAGCTGTATAAACACGGATCCACCTTCGAAGACATCGTATCCTTGTGTCGAACTGAAAATGAAAGCCGTCAAACGGTTCCCGAACCGAGCTTGGAGTATCACGTCTACGACGTCGTTTCCCAAGAGCCATTCGAGCGTCGTTACGCCTTGTTGAACGACATGTTTTTTACGAAACACGTCAAGCGAGTGTCATGCACATCTGTACACGAGATCGAGCAGTTTTACGACATTCATTCCGAATACCTCTCGAACGGGTACGAAGGGACGATGGTGCGCGATCCAAATGGTCTGTATGAGTCGAAGCGAAGCAAGTATTTGCAAAAACACAAAGACTTTGAAGAGCACGAGTTTGACATCGTGAACGCAAAGGAAGGCCAAGGGAACGACGAAGGGACGATCGTCTGTGAATGCATCATCCCGTCGTCGAAAAAAACCTTTTGGGTTCGACCGCGAGGCGATCGGGCTTTACGAACCGACATGTACAACAACAAACATCGTCTCATTGGAGAGAAGATGACGGTCATTTTTCAAAACTGGACAGCTTCTGGCATTCCCAGATTCCCAGTGGGAAAATGCATACGAAACTACGAATAGACGTCATCGCTTAAGGCTCTTCCAACCATTCACAAACAAATGGAACAAGACTGGAAACCCATAATTTTGAGAGGCGCGACACGCAACGACGCGAAGATGACGACATTCAACTCATTCACGACCCACCACGAGGCCAAATTGAGGAAACTGGACAGTGGTGAAGAACTGACCGAGAAAAAAATACCTTCGACCGTGCGAACAGCGATTCAAAAGAAACGAGTCGAGATGGGTTGGTCACAGAAGCAGCTTGCAACACACGTTAACGAGCCCGAACACATCATCAAAGACATAGAATGTGGAAAACTAGCTAGCCCAAACCCAAAGTTGGTGCTCAAACTTAAACGTAAGCTAAATATAAACTTTACTTTGAATTGAATAAGTTGCGTTAAACAATTCTATATTTACTGGTTAATGATTGTAGGGACACCGAGGCGTCGATGCTATTCGGGAAAATTGTCAAATTCATAGACGGACAGTATCATGTCGCAGGTGGTATTCGTGTCCAGAAAAACGACTCAAAATATGACTCATATGTCAAGGTGACTCAACAAACAGACACACTCGTGAAGTGCGGGTTTACTTCGTATACGGAACTCCCAAAGGTTATTTTGACGTACCTCAACTACAATCGACCAGAGCCCCACGAGCTGGATATTTTCGTCAAGTGGGTGTTTCACACAAATATCGACGTCTACGTCGGTCTTTTTGGAGAGCATGCTCACGTCGAGAAGAATGACGATCTCAGGACGTTTATGAAAACAGCAAGATTTATTCAAAGGATAAAAAATGTCAATCATACGAACATCTTCAAGCTCAAGTCGACACTGGAGGTGGTTTACTTTTCTATCGACGAATACGATCGTTGTTTTCTGAACGAGGAGCAAGACACTCACGCCTTGCATCATCACACCGTCGATCAATACAAACTGGTGGTGTACATGACGCCCGTTGGTGCGACTTCGAACGAACGTGAAACAATCAAAATTTTACCCATTCATTTGACTTAGAACGCTCATAGCGTCAATGTACATAGTTGATATGAAAATCAAATTGACACAGGGTAGATTTCTTTTTCATTCTTACATCGTTACTCATTACTCAGAGTCACCACAGAACGTTGTCGCAAACTTCTTTCCGCACATCGCAACCCGAGTGTACATGGTTTGCTTTCCATATCAACCACGTATTACATTGCAGCAATTAATCGTGCCAAAAATAACTCTTTTTTAGAATGCGATCTACATGATTTCACACGAGATCCTCGCGCCACAAATCCCTGGTCGTCTTGGTTGCTAGTTCCGAAATTCGCCGTTCCAAACGAACAATATGATCTTGCTTTGATTCAATATGCTCGGTGGTGAAGGCATCCAGCTTGATTCCCAAAAGCGCATCGAAGATGAGTTCTTTGAACGAATGTTCCATCAACTGCCTGTGGACTTGCTGTTTCGTTTGCCGAAACACGACGATCGAATTGTCCATCACCAGCTTCATGAATCTGATCTCATCTGACAACTTGGCAAGCTTTTCGCTCCAAGTTTTCAGTTGGTGCGCCTTTCGCTTCTCGTACACACTCAACCGCACTCGCGCAAACGCATCGATGATCTCGTTAGGTGACGAATACCGTTGAATCACCCCATGCTCGTCAAAACAGTGCATGTTCGACGTGTGTAGCGTGGTGGACAGCTTGAAGTCGTGGGCGATGTCGCAATCGGGTTTGACTCCTTCTGCAACGAAACGAACGCTCGTCTCTGTGCTGTGGTTGACGAAGCTGTCGATCTTGTTGTCGTCGACCATCCGTTCAAGGTGCTCTTTGTAATCAGCGGTCCATTTTCCGATAGGTAGCTCGGTAATCGTCAATGTACCATCAGACAACGACCAGATACCACGGGTTTGGTACTTTTGGTGTCCACATTTCTCTATTGCACCTTTAAAACCGTCGTACCACGGCGACAGTTCCACGAGCAATTTTCCGTCCAACCATCTTCGTATGTTTGCGGAGACGTCCGCTGGTTTGTAGCAAGGGATACTCGTGCTGTATCCCGTACCGATGCCATCACAACCATTCACCAAGACCATCGGTAGGATGGGTACAAAGAACACCGGTTCCACTGACACACCGTCGTCTTCGGCATACTCCAAAACATGGTCGTCCTCTTCGCGAAAAATCTTTGAAACGTCGGGTGTGAGTTTGGTAAATATGTACCTCGGACTCGCGGCATCTTTGCCGCCCATCAACCGCGTCCCAAACTGACCTTTCGGTTCGAGTAGGTTAAGGTTGTTGGACCCAACGAAATTTTGCGCCATCCCGATGATCGCCGCCATCAGACTCTGTTCGCCATGATGATAACACGTCGCGGAACTGACAATTCCAGAAAGCTGGCTGATTTTGATTTCAGGGTTACCTGGCCTGTTTCGACAAGCAAAAAGTACTTTTCGCTGACTCGGTTTCAACCCGTCCACCATCGACGGGATGGAACGAACGTTGTCGGCGATGGAAAACCAACGGAGGTCTTTGTGAACAAAGTCGCTTGTCGTGACCACCTTTTTATTCGCGTCAAGACTCTCTTTGTTCACTGTACCGTCTTTGATCCATTCCTTTCGCTGATCCGCTAACGTCTTTTTGAAAGCGAGCTCAATTGACGCGTCGCTGTCGTGCTCGTACACCACCAAGTGGGATGTCATTTCCTTGAAATATTCGCGCGCCTCGGATGCCGTGGATGTACCCAACCCCTTGTAGTATTTCACGTTCCATCGTTCAGAGACGGTCGTCTTCCATCCCTGGTAGTCGTTTTCGTTGTAAAACGACATCACTCGACCGTTCAATGTCGCTTTGAGGATCGGTGTGCGCATTGAGGTGATAAACGACTTTAGATTCATCAATGAGGGCCAGAAGAAATGAATGAAGTTGATGAAAAGCCCCTTGATGTGAGATCCGTCTACGTCCGCGTCTGTCAGGACCATCACCCGTCCGTATCGAAGTTCGCGTGTAGAGTTGTACACGACGTCGTTTTTTAGTCCAAGAATTTTTTTTACTGCGTTGATCTCCTCGTTGTTCGCTAGTTGATTGACCGTGGCTTCACGAACGTTCAACAGTTTACCTCGGAGCGGGAATACACCATACAAGTCACGCCCCACCACACTCAAGCCGCTGATAGCGAATGTTTTGGCGGAGTCGCCTTCCGTCAATATCAATGTGCACTCATTGGATCGAATGGTTCCAGCCTTGTTTGCGTCCTCCAGTTTGGGCAACCCTCGCAATACACTCGTCTTTTTGCCGTCCGTTTTACGATTCATTTCCC